TAAAAATAACATACACTTCCAACACACCGACCGTAACGCCATGAATCGGTTGGCTAATAATGGCAGTCGTATTAATGAGTATATGGATAGGTGGGGGCGAGAGCGAGTAACGGCTTTTATAGATTGTGTTATGAGGCTGAACACCCTTGTCGATCCTGTTAAAGGGTATAAAAGAGTTAGGCAAAAGCCTTTACAGAAAATCAAGGATGAAAGAAAGTATTACGAACCCAGAAGGCTGAAGGTTGATGAAGACCATATGGAAAAGTGGATAAACCCGGAAGGTTGGGTTGAACATGAACATGAAATAATTAGAGATAAAGAGGCGGCAGATAACATAGATTTATTTGAGGAGCCTACTCGTGATGTTTTAGGATTTTTGAGGGATAATGCCCCATTGAAGAATTGGCAGGCAGATATTTTGTCTATGCTCTATGATGAGGCTCTTTATTTTTACCCTCAAAGGAAGACTAAGATGGCTAACGAGGGTTGGGCTTCAAAGATTGATTATGAATTGATGGCAAAGCAAGGTCTTGTTGATTTAGGCCCAGGGGGCATAGTTGAATATGCCAAGGATAAAATGGGTGTTCTGGGAGGAAAATACTCCATGAACCCCTACAAGCTAGGTTTTTGTTTATTTAATGATATTGAGGATAGGTGGAACAAGGGGAAATTCGGTCCAGAGTGGGCGAAGTGCCCCATACCAGATAAAAAAGATTGGGATAAAAAGCTAGGCTTAGGCAAAGATAAGATTTTTGAAGTTCGCCAGTTTTATGATGATTACATGATGATCAATGATTTCTTCACCGAGGACTTTTGTAACGAAAATGAATTTTTCGAGTGGGAGAAGAACGCTAAGGGCGAATACGTGATAGCTAGTAGGGATCATAGTGTAATTAAAAACAAGTTGCTGAGACATTATCTGAATCGTGGTCTCCCTGACATAAGGCTTGCCGACCCTAATTTCAGGGGCAGGGGGCAGTTTTTATTGGAGCATGTTTGGGAAGGTCGAGAATTGTATCATCCTTATATGAAAGCAGTGCTTACATCTGTTAGGACACTGTGGAATGATGCTGTGTTTTTGGCTACTAGAGATGCTGATGGCGAGGAAATAGTTTGCATGTGTGATTCGGATAATGAAGATGATGTAGAAATTATTAGTAGAGAAAAGTTTGAAAAGGATTGGTAGAATTGGGCGGGTTTCTTTCGATTAAATAGGGTCACATATAATAAGGATTTCAAATGGTACGCAACCAAAGTCAAGCTGCCGCTAAAAAGAGAAAAGAACAGCTTGAGCAAATCTTGTCAGATTTGCACAATTTAAACTGTAATCTATACACTCGTGAAGTATACATGCATGGTTATTACAATGACTATGACGAGCCGGGTGTAGAATACCGCATGGCAACTACTTTCGAGAAGAACATAAGACTCCTCGATCAACAAGACCAAACTAATATTTTGGTTCACATGCACACTTTTGGCGGTGAGTGGAATGATGGCATGGCTATGTATGACATCATTAGATTCGTAAAGTCTCCGGTCACAATTATCGGGTATTCTTGGGCAAGGTCTATGTCCAGTATAATTCCACAAGCAGCAGATTTAAGAATCCTTTTACCAGATTGTGATTTTATGGTGCATTATGGGTGGTATGGTGAGGAGAATCAATGGACTGCTGCAATGTCATCTATGGAATATGCTAAAAGATCAGAGGAAAGGATGTTGCGTGTTTATGCGAAAAGATGTATAAATGGAGAATACTTTCAAAATCGTTATAAGTCTCTCACCGAAGAGAAGGTGATGGAGTTTTTAGATAAAAAGATGAGAGAGAGAGGGGACTGGTGGATTGGCTCAGAAGAAGCCGTCTATTATGGTTTTGCAGACGGAGTTCTGGGTCAGCCAGGATTTGAAACGTTCGAGAAAACCAGAATTAAGAAAAAGGTGAAACTAGAGCTATGACAGAAGGTGAACTACTACTGACAGACGAATTCCTACAGTTTTCCGGGGACATTGCAGCACTTATCCAAGAAAAGAAAACCCTCAAAGACGATTTTAAGAAAGTCTATGAGGAGTTTCAAACCAAACTCAAATCGGTAGATCAAAAAGCTGATAAACGATCTAAAGAGTTTGATGAGTGGAAGAAATCTAAAACTAAAGATCCTGTGCCGCACATGGAAGAACCTCCTAAATCCAAGACGGGTAAAAAGTGAAACACGAAATTTGTGGCGTTGAGCATCTTCACAGGCACACCCATTTCAGTCTCCTAGACGGGTATGCGCATCCTGAAGAATATGCAGCCTATTCTAAATTGGTGAATCAACAATTCTTGTGCATTTCGGATCACGGGCAGATGGGGGCAATCCCTCGTCAAATAGCCACCTGTGAGAAAAACAGCGTGCATCCGATATTTGCGTGTGAACTGTATGTAAACCCCCTACAGCCAGCTTGTCGAAATAACGATGAATATAAAAAATTCATGGATGACCTGGATGAAGAACAAAAGCGTATTCTTAAAAAGAGCTTCCATCTATTAGCCATAGCTCATAGCGATGAAGGTTATAAAAATCTCGTTAATCTGAGTTCATGGGCGTGGGTTAATGGTAAGGGCGGTCGCCCCAGAAGGCCCCGTGTGAACCATGAACAGCTTCTTAAATATAAAGAAGGTATCACGTTTAGCTCGGCCTGCTACAACAGTGAAATAGCTCAGGCTTTTGATGGTTTCTATGGTGGAAATGAGAATCGTGAAGCCGGTTTCGAGATGCTTGAAAAATATCTGGCGATGTTTGGAGAGCATTTTTTCTTAGAACTCATGCTTCTTGATTTTAAATCTCAAAAGCCTTATGATAAGTTCCTAGTTGAAGCTCATGCTAAATATGGCACTCCCGTAGTTCTTACAAATGATTGCCATTATTGCTTTCAAGATGATTCTAAAATGCAAAGATACTCCTTGATGATCCAGACTGGAAAAACAATCAAGGAGATTACAGAGGTTCTGTCTCAAAACCCAGATGCGGATATGTTTGAACTTCAAGACACAAACCTCTGGATGAAGTCTGAAGATGAAATTAACGCTATGTGGGAAGCTAATTATATGGATACTGTCCCATATGAGATTTTTAAAGAAGCTAAAAGGAATAGTGTTAGAATATGCGAAAACGCTAAGGGAGTAGAACTGGATCGTAGTATGAAGTTGCCGGATTATCCTGATGCTGATGCTAAATTCAAAGAAGCTATAGGAATAGGCTTTAAAGAAAGAGGGCTTCCTCCCAACAGAACATACCTTGGTAGAATCAAAGAAGAATACGCATTGATTTGCAGGAAAGGCTTTTCTAGTTATTTCTTAATTCAAAAAGAAATGGTTGATGAAGCTAGAAGAATTTGTCCTGAAATCTTAGGTTGGGGCAACGGCTGTGAAGCCGTTGGACCGGGGCGCGGTAGTGCGGTTGGTGCTTTGGTTTGTTATTGTTTAGGAATTACAGACGTAGATCCTATAAAACATGACCTGCTGTTTTCTCGTTTCTTAAGTGAATCTAGGGGCGGTAAGCAGATGAAACTTAGATTTGTGAATGTAGATCCAATTTTAGAAGGAGCGGCTTGATGGCCAGTAATGAAGACAAGGAATTGTTGGGAATTTTAAAAACCATGAATGATGGGTTTGATCAACATATGAACTCGAAACCTCAAGCATGTGGAGAAGCGGTGGCAGAGGAACCACGAGCTAACGACATATTTTCGGGTGCTTTGGTTCAATGGACTACAGGCGACGGAAAGGTTTATTTTCCTGCGGGAGAAACCACCCAAAATCTTACTCCAGGTGTTTATGAGATTGGACATTGTGAAAGAGGGATTTATTTTCAGAGAATACCTGTTAAGACCGAAGGTTTAATTCATTTTCCTCAAACTAATATGGAGAAAGTGGTCGAGGAGATACAAACTTTTTGGTCGAAGGAAGATAAGTTTCGTGAGTATGAATTGACATACAAACGAGGCATTATTCTCTGGGGGCCTCCTGGTAGTGGTAAAAGCTGCACGGTTCAGTTGATTATCAAAGATGTAATTGATCGTGGCGGTGTGGTGATTAAATTCACCCAACCAGCTTTGTTTATGCAGGGCATGAGGGATTTGAGAGAAATACAAACGGACTCCCCTGTGGTTGTTCTAATGGAAGATATTGATTCTATTTTAGAACATTATAGCGAGAGTATGGTTCTTAATATTTTAGATGGCGTTGATGAAGTAGATAAGGCTGTGTTCTTGGCGACTACCAATTATCCAGAAAGATTAGGAGCCAGGATTATTAATCGTCCTAGCCGTTTTGATAAGCGATTCAAGATAGGCCATCCCAACAAAGAGTCTCGACGCCTCTATTTTGAACACATAATTGGTGGTAAAAATAAGACTACAGTTCAAGAGTTTCAAGAGAGGTTTGGTGTTGATCTTGATCAATGGGTGGATGATACCAAAGGTTTTTCTATTGCTCACTTGAAAGAATTGTTTGTTGCGGTTTGTATTTTGGGGGATAATTATAGTGATGCTATCGAAACTCTTGAAACCATGAGAGAGCAGGTTATGGCTGAGAAGGAATTCGATTCACCCCATATGGGATTCGAGCAAAAAGCCTGCACGAAGAAAACAAGATACAATGAGTTTGAATGAAGTTTGGCACAAAGTATCTGTAATAACGCCCACCTGGAAGCGTCATAGGTTTTTACTAAACCTTACTCAAAATATGTTGGCCCAGGTGGGCGTTGAGTTTGAACACATCATTGTCTCAGATGGTTATGATGATGTTGCTAGGAGTGTCTGTGAATCTTATGGTTCAAAAGCCACCTACCCAGTTACATATGATGAAATAGAGCATAAGGGTCACTATGGCGATTATGCTCGCACCAGAGGGTTAGAATTAGCCAAGGGTGAATATGTAATTTTCTTTGACGATGATAATGCCTATTTTCCACATGCTGTTACGACCTTATACGCAGCAGCGTGTAATCACGATATTGGAATAGCTCTTATTGAGCATTGGGATTTTCAAAGTCCCAACAAGCAGATCATAGGCAGTCAGATTGCATACGGCCAAATTGATACCGCTTGTTATTGTGTTCGCAAAAGCCGTGCAGTTCCTTGGACGGGATTTACAGAAAATGGTGTTGGCACGGATTATCATTGGATTGAGCTAGTAAGCACTGGAGCCAATGTAAATCTTGTCCCAATAGTAATTGCCAGCCATCTTATTGAGAAACAACACCCTGTCTAATAAATACCAGTATGAAAGTGAAGGACTACATATTGGTTGGCACAATGGTTGCCATTATCTTGGGTGCTGTTCTGTGGAGAGATTTTCGCAATCACTTTCCACATAAAGAGGAAAATCTTCTTTCTGATTTTCCTGTCTTAAAGCAACCTGATGGTATAAGCTGTGGGCCTACGTCTGCGGCTATGGCTCTTAATTATTTGGGGCGAGAGGCAACAATAGAGGGTTTGAAGAGCAAGGCTAAAACCACTTGGTATAAATCGGGAGACACAGAGATAGGGATGACTGCCCCAGATGTTTTGGCGAAAGCTATTCCAGGTAAGTTGAAAACCGGCAGTTTAGATGAAATAAAATATCACATTGATCAAAACAAACCTGTAATTGTTTTACTTCGCAGTGGTCAAACAACGTGGCATTATGTTGTGGTGATTGGATATACTGAAGATAATATCACAATGGCCGACCCAGCAGGATATATTCACTCTAAAGAAAATGATATGTTTTTAAGTGCTTGGAATTTCTCTACAGATATGTCTGGAAATGAAGTCGCTGAATCTTGTCCTATGTGTGGCGGTGATGGGGAAATAGGAATAGCTGCTTGTGAAGTGTGCAATGAAGGCCGAGTTGATCTTATTCTTATGGCTTTTATTTTAACCGAAATCAAGCCTTACACCATGATTATTGTTTCAATTTAACGCTTCTGACATTTTCGTTGTTTTGCAACAATTCAAGTAGTGTTGATCTGTTTTTGCGCGTAGACATTTTGACTTCATAAATTCCGCCTTGCTTGTGTTCAACAGACACAATTTGCCCTCCGCTATTTTCTATCGTTGTTGGAATTGCTTGAGGATCGACAACATCTACAACAACTGTAATTTGTTCAACTGACATTGTGTTGTAGGTCATTATTCCGACACCGCCCAAGCATACAGCCAGAAGCATGATGCCTATATTAAGAGGAAAGCGCGATCTCTTTCTCTTGATGACAATTCTTCCCATGTCAACAACCCCCATGTCAGGGTATTCTTCGCCTTCGTCTCTTGCAGATTGCAAATTTCCCGGCAAATCTCTGAGTGGCATTGGTTTTTTATTCATTTTATCTCCGTTTCAATCCTTTAAGTTATATATCATTCTCACAATGGTTTAATTTTTGGAAAGCCTCTAGTATCGGCTTTGGATTTAGTTGCTCGTTTACGCGCACGGGAATTATTTTGGAGAATGGAGGTATTCTTGAGTTTGGGCTGACATCGCCAAATAAGCCGATGCTGTCTGTGCCAAGTGAATTTGCAATGTGTAAAGGAGCAGAGTCTACGCCTAAGAACATATTAGCAGCATTTATGATGGACATTAATTGTCGCAATGTGGTTTGGTCCCTCAAATCTAAATCTTGATTATCTAGCGGGGGTATATCGTGACCCTTGTTGCCAACAATAACTAATTTATATCCCGCCCCTTTAATTATTTGCAGAATAGGCTGCCATTCATCTTTAGGCCAAGATTGTTTTTTTCTGGGTATTTTAGGGGGTCTTTTGCCCGTGTCTACTACCACCCATTTTTCATCAGGATGAAGTATTGAAAACCCATACTTTTTCTCTTTCGATGATAAAAAAATTCGAGGCGTTAGTTCAAGTTCTGGAAGATGGAGACGAAATTTTATTAAATATGACCGTATTGCTAGACCCTTTGATGCTTCATAAGCATCTGTGAGGTTGAACGTTCTGCTGTTTGAGGGTTTTTCTTCTCGGAAGCCAGTTACAAGTGGGTGGTTTTTAAATATTTCAGGGTATCTGGTGGAAATGAATATTTGGTCATATCCTATTGCACCCAATGCTCTTATTGTGGGTTCTGCAAACAGCACATCTCCAATTGCCACTCTTCTGATAATAAATGCTTTCATAATTCACTTATAAAAGTTCTAACCTCAGCAACAAAATCTTCCACTGTTGGGAGATTGATCTGTTTTAGAAACTCATGTCCTTCTTCTGCTCGATTAAATAAAAGGCGAGCGTCCTCAAACTTATCATAAAAAAGAGGATAGTCCGGTGTTAGGTATTCTTCTATTGACGGGTGCCGATTGACGACCAAAGGTGTATTTCTTAGAATGCATTCTACAATTATATTACTAGCACCGCAATCTATGAATTCAGCAAAAACACAACTGGATGACAACCACCTGTTTAATCTATCATTGCTGATTCTCTTTTTTATAACCACGTCATTGTCTAGTATAGGTCTTCTTAATTGAGTTCTGATTTTTGGGGGTTTTATTTTTACCTTGTTGTAGCCTTCAATGGGCGGTAGTTGATCTAATGCCAGGGAGTTTTTCAAAAAGAAGCCATATTGAAGTATTCTTTTTTGATTGTGAAATCTATCAATTGAAAACCTCCTCTCGACTGGTGGCATGGTGAATTTTAGTATTTTGTAAGGACAATCTACATGATTTGCAAAAGTTTGAGAAGATAGATAGGATTCAGCCACATACTTCGATAGGAAAATTACACCTTTAAGGTTCTTTCGAGATCGATGCCAACACCTGGATTTTATCAGTTGTTTTCGATAAGACTTATGATTAGGGATGTGAAATACGCCCACCCAAGGACGCCAAATAGGCTCATGTGTGTTTTTTCTTAAAAAAAAATCTGGAAAGTCCTTTAGGATTATGCTGTCTTTGGCTGTTTTAGAACTATACTCGGCCAGTCGTTTGACCAAATATGGCCATCCCGCAATGTGTTGCGTTGCATTTTCAGATCCTATTGGGCTGGTATTACCAAGATAATATTCCATAGCATTATTTAGTATATAGTATTAAAGGAGTTACCAATGGGGAAGAAACACATATTTGTAATAAGCGTTATTTGCCTTTTCATTTTATTTTTTTGGAATAGTGGTGGAGCATCTGTTGATGTGCAGATTTGCCCTATTTCGGATTATGTGGCCAAAGTCCAGTGTATTCAGGAAGATTCGCCTTTTTCCATACGTCTTTTGGTTCTCAAGCATTGTTTAGAAAGCATGGCTGATGGGGATGCTAAATTAGCCATACAAGCAGCGAACGTAGCTAAATCGAGAGGATTGAGAATTAGGGATATTGGTAATCACTATGTTGATAAAAATGGGGAAATCCAAAGGGCCAGTTATGCCAATGAAATAGTCTGGGGTCAGACGCAATATTTAGACATTGATCAGTTTAAAGCGTTTGTTAAACAACAAATGGTTGTAGGTGCTGAACCCGGTGACACTTTGGTTTTGTTTACCATTGGACATGGTAGTAAATCAGGATATTTAGATACGTTGGGGCAAAGGCCGGAAGTTATGAAGGCTTTGGCTGAAGCCGCAGAAGAGACGGAACAGGAAACAATGTGGTGGCAATTAAGTTGTTATGCTGCTGCGTCGTTGCCTGCCATTTCCACTTTGAATGAAAACCAGCAAGATTTATTTAGCATCTGTGCTAGTTCGCCTGCTAACAGAGAGAGTCCAGCTTATGTGGAAGGCGAACACATGGAGAAGGTTTTCACTGCTATGGCAGATAGAAGCCCTGAGATTGACCCAGACCAGGATGATATGGTGGTAGCAATCGAGTTGGGTGGTTTTTTAGAAAAGAACGCAGAGCGAGGTCGTGGCCGTTTAGTTTTTGCCAGAAGCGACCGAGAGGTTATCTTTGGTTTAAATTTTGCTCAACGCATACCTATTATCGACAGGAATAGCCCACAGAGAGAATATCCAAGAGATTATATCCCAATGCCAGAAGGAGGATAATATGGCTAGATTGATTAAATCAAGTAAGGTTAAAAAGTTGAATTGGCCTGCACACACGGGCCACAGTGAGCACAAACGAGAAAAGTTTGACAGACATGGAAGGAAATGGTGTAGGGTTTGCAAGAAATACACTAATGAGTGCAAGCACAAATAAAAAAACCCATCGTGAGGCGTTGGGCTTCACGATGGGTTAAAATTAACTACAGCTTCACAGAAATCCTTCAATTCTTGATCGTCCCATGTGTTTTTTGCATATTGGGCCATAAGCGATACAAATTGAATGTTGTCTTTCGTATATGGTTTAGATGAATCTATACGATCAAGGCTGGCTCTGTCAGGTGTTCTCGGTAAAGATTCCCTTGTGTTTTTTGGAGTTTTTAATTTCCAACCAGTGTAGGGACATTTGCCGTTTTGTTTTTCCCATTGTTTTTTTAAATCTTCTACTGTGATGAAAAACGGTTTTCTTTTGCAGGTGCGTAAGATTTTCATAAAAAAACGAAATGGAGAAAGATCGTCTGCCTTATTATCGGGGATAAGATTTTCAGGATTGGCAGGCAGGTGTGTGTGGTTGTCTTTTCCCACACATTGAAGTGAGCAGTAATTTCTTCTTCCTAATTTTTTGCTTCGATTGACTTCTGCTTTTCTTCTTTTGAATTCTTTTCCGCAAGTTTCACAAGTTAGTTGTA